GATTATAAGAGATTTGTTTGGGGTTATAAAACCAAACGGATACAGACAGTTCAATACAGCCTATATTGAAATACCTAAAAAACAAGGTAAGTCGGAACTTGCAGCTGCCGTAGCCTTACTTCTTCTATGTGGTGACGGAGAAGAAAGGGCTGAAGTATACGGATGTGCAGCAGATAGGAACCAAGCAAAGATTGTATTTGACGTTGCAGTGGACATGGTTCGATTTTGTCCGGCTCTATCAAAAAGGGTAAAGATACTTGAGTCACAAAAGAAGCTGATATTCAAACCTACGAATAGCTTCTACCAAGTGCTATCAGCAGATGTAGCAAGTAAGCATGGATTTAATACACATGGAGTTATATTTGATGAGCTTCACACACAGCCAAATAGAAAGCTGTATGATGTTATGACTCAAGGCTCAGGTGATGCCCGTATGCAGCCTTTGTATTTTCTGATTACAACAGCAGGTAATGATACTAATTCAATCTGCTATGAGATCCATCAAAAGGCATTAGATATCGAAGCAGGAAGAAAGATTGATCCTACTTTCTATTCAGTAATCTATGGGGTAGATGAAGCAGATGATTGGACAGACCCTGAGGTATGGAAGAAGGCTAATCCATCACTTGGTATTACGGTAGGGATTGATAAGGTTAAGGCTGCTTGTGAGTCGGCAAAACAAAACCCAGGAGAAGAAAATGCCTTTAGGCAATTAAGATTAAATCAGTGGGTGAAGCAGTCGATTAGATGGATGCCTATGGAGAAATGGGATGCTTGTGACTTTGCTACTTATGAGGACGAACTTAGGGGAAGAATATGCTATGGAGGATTGGATTTATCAAGTACAACGGATATGACAGCCTTTGTATTAGTCTTTCCACCAACCGATGAGGATGATAAATACATTGTATTACCTTATTTTTGGGTGCCGGAGGATACATTAGAACTAAGAGTTAGAAGGGATCATGTGCCGTATGACCTTTGGGAGAAAAAAGGCTATCTGAAAACAACAGAAGGAAATGTAGTTCATTATGGCTATATTGAAAAATTCATAGAAAGCCTAGGGGAAAAGTTCAATATCAGAGAAATAGCCTTTGACCGTTGGGGTGCAGTACAGATGGTACAAAATCTTGAGGGTATGGGATTTACTGTGGTTCCTTTTGGACAGGGCTTTGGATCAATGTCTGCACCTACCAAGGAATTAATGAAATTGACTTTAGAGAAAAGAATAGCACATGGAGGACACCCAGTTCTTAGATGGAACATGGATAACATATTTATCCGTACTGATCCGGCTGGAAATATTAAGGCCGATAAGGAAAAATCAACAGAAAAGATAGACGGTGCTATAGCAACAATTATGGCTCTTGATAGGGCTATTCGATGTGGTAATGATACAGGAGAAAGTGTCTATGATTCAAGGGGGTTGATTGTATTTTGAAAAAAATTGATAAGCGCATTGATACGGGACAGTTAGTCGGTCAGAGATTTGGTCGATTAACTGTTCTTTCCTTTATTGGATATAAAGGTGGTTCAAAATATATATGTAGATGTGATTGTGGTAAAGAAGTTGTCGTCCCTAGAAAGCAATTATTAAATGGTCGAAGTAAGACTTGTGGTGATTGTTCAAAGATTGTATCAGAAGGTGATTACTATAGATATTACTGTACAAATGGAGATAGTTTTATATTTGATAAATGTGACTTGGATTTAATAAAGAAGCATAGGTGGTATATGTCACATGGATATGCGGCCTGTAGGATATCAGGAAAGAATATTAGATTAACACATCTTATTATGATACCTCCTACTAATATGTATGTTGACCATATCAACCATAATCCTAGGGATAATAGGAGGGAGAATTTAAGGGGTGCATCTTATGTAGATAATCAAAGAAATATGTCTCTGCCTAAACATAATAGCAGTGGCTATAAAGGTGTTGGTTATAGAAAAGATAGGTGTAGATATAGGGCGTATATTAGTATACAGAATAAAACAAAACACATTGGATACTATGATACGGCAGTTGAAGCAGCGAGGGCATACGATGAGGCGGCTCGCTTTTATTTTGGAGAATTTGCATGCCTAAATTTTCCAAAAGAGGATGAACAAGGTTGCTTGTTACAAATATAAAGGAAGGTGATAGACATGGGAATATTTAGTTCATTATTTCGCAGTAGGGATAAGCCTTTTAATAGAACTGCAGGGAGTTCCTACAGTTTTTTTCTTGGTTCTAGTTCAAGTGGTAAGTATGTGACCGAGCGTTCAGCGATGCAGATGACGGCAGTTTATTCTTGTGTGAGGATTTTGTCGGAGGCAGTGGCAAGCTTACCATTACAGTTTTATAAATACAACGATGATGGTGGTAAAGAAAAAGCGGTAGAACATCCGCTTTATTTTTTACTCCACGATGAGCCGAATCCGGAGATGACATCTTTTATTTTTAGAGAGACGCTGATGACACATTTGCTTCTCTTTGGAAATGCCTATGCACAGATAATTAGAAATGGCAAGGGTGAGGTCATAGCCTTGTACCCACTTATGCCGGACAAGATGAAAGTGGATCGTGATGATAAAGGAAATCTTTATTACGAATATACAGTTTCAGATGCAGATGATGTAAATGGCAGAAAGGGTACTGATAAGGTAGGTAGATGTGTAAGGCTTAAGCCTAGTGAGGTGCTTCATGTACCGGGCTTAGGTTTTGATGGATTGGTAGGTTATTCACCAATAGCAATGGCCAAGAATGCTATCGGTCTTGCAATGGCAACAGAGGAGTATGGCTCTAAGTTCTTTGCTAACGGAGCTGCACCATCAGGAGTATTAGAACATCCAGGTACCATAAAGGACCCTAGTAGGGTTCGTGAGAGTTGGCAGAGCACATTTGGTGGTTCCTCTAATGCTAATAAGGTAGCTGTTCTAGAAGAAGGTATGAAGTATACACCTATCAGTATCAGCCCGGAACAAGCACAGTTTCTTGAGACTAGGAAGTTTCAGATTGATGAGATAGCTAGGATATTTCGTGTGCCACCTCACATGATTGGAGATTTGGAAAAGTCTAGCTTCAATAACATAGAGCAACAGTCACTAGAGTTTGTTAAATACACTCTTGACCCTTGGGTAAGCCGATTAGAACAGGCTATGTTTCGAGCATTGCTTACACGAGACGAAAAGAAAAAATACTTTTTTAAGTTCAATGTAGATGGCTTATTAAGAGGAGACTACCAAAGTCGTATGGCAGGTTATGCAGTTGGGATTCAGAATGGTTTTATGAGCCCTAATGATATAAGAGCTCTTGAGAACCTAGACAGAATACCAAAAGAGGATGGAGGAGACCTATATATGGTTAATGGAAATATGGTTCCCTTAGTGTCAGCAGGGGCCGCTTACAACGTTTACAATGCAGAGAATGACGGAAAGGAGGAGTTAGATGGAGAAGTTTTGGAATTGGAAGATGCAAAAAATCAAAGACCAAAACGGAGAAGAAAGCTGTGAAAGAGTTCTTTTCCTTAATGGGATGATATCAGAGTCATCTTGGTTTGACGATGAAGTCACACCTAAGCTATTCAAAGACGAGCTTGATGCAGGAAGCGGAAATATCACTGTTTGGATAAATAGTCCTGGAGGAGATTGTGTTGCTGCAGCCCAGATCTACAACATGCTTGTAGACTACAAAGGCAATGTAACTGTTAAGATAGATGGGCTTGCTGCTTCAGCTGCCTCAGTTATAGCTATGGCAGGAGATAAGGTTCTTATGAGTCCGGTCTCAATGCTTATGATACATAATCCAGCTACCATAGCCTTTGGTGATAAGGATGAAATGAAAAAAGCTATTCAAATGCTTTCAGAGGTAAAGGAATCTATTATCAATGCCTATGAGATTAAGACTGGTGCTGATAGGAATAAGATTTCTAATCTGATGGATGCAGAAACTTGGATGAATGCTTATAGGGCAGTGGATTTAGGTTTTGCAGATGGAATCCTTGAAAGGGATGAAGGTAATGTTACTGATTGCAAAGCACCACCTGTAGCTGGTATTTACTACAAAGCAGTAGTTACGAATTCACTTAGAGAAAGGATTAGTGCTAAGTGTGGCATTGCTTCTTCAAAAGAGAAAAGCAATACAGAAACTAAAAATAAAGAAACAAATGATGTGAAAGGACGCCCAGCTGATGAGATCAGAGAGCGTCTTAATTTTATTAAAAAGTTTATTTAAGGAGGACTTTAACTATGACTATTAATGAATTGATTGAAAAAAGAGCTAAGGTTTGGGAGACTGCTAAGAATTTTGTGGACACACACGAGAACGACAGCGGTATTTTATCCGCTGAGGATAACGAAACTTATAGCCGTATGGAAAAAGAAATCGAAGATTTAACTAAGGCCATCGACAGAGAGCAAAGAGCACAGGCAAGAGAAGAGGAATTAAACAGACCTATTAACACTCCTATTATGAGTAAGCCTGATATGAAGAGGGATGAAGATAAGACAGGTCGTGCTTCTAATGCCTACAAAGAAGATTTTGGAGCTCACCTTCGTGGTAGAGCTTTAGTTCACAACGTATTGTCTGAGGGAGTTCAGGCAGACGGAGGTTATCTTGTACCAGAGGAATTTGAACGTCAAATTGTGATGGGGCTTGATGAAGCAAACGTAGTAAGAAGCTTGGCTAAGACTATTACTACAAGTGCAGAAAGAAAGATTCCGGTTGCAGCTACTCATTCCACTGCACAGTGGACTGCTGAAAACGGTGCTTATACAGAAAGCAATCCTACTTTCGATCAGAAAACAATTGATGCATTTAAGTTAACTGACCTTGTAAAAGTATCTATGGAACTTTTACAGGACTCTATGTTTGACTTAGAAGCTTATATTGCATCTGAGTTCGCTAGAGCTTTTGGTATAGCAGAGGAGGAAGCTTTCTGTGTTGGTACAGGAACTGGTCAGCCGACAGGTATCTTTACTGCTAATGGAGGGCAGGTAGGTGTTACAGCTAATTCTCAAACTGCCATTACTGCAGATGAGCTTATAAGCTTGGTTTATTCTCTTAAGAGTCCATACCGTAGAAATGCTAAGTTCCTTATGAATGATAGCACTATTTCTGCTATCCGTAAGCTTAAAGATGGTAATGGAGTTTACTTATGGCAGCCTTCTTTACAGGCAGGAGAGCCTGATAAGTTATTAGGTTATGAGCTTTATACAAGTCCATATGCACCTACTACAGGAGCAGATGCACTTGCGATTGCTTTTGGTGATTTTAAGAATTACTGGATTGCTGACCGTTCTGGAAGAACTGTTCAGAGACTTAATGAGCTTTATAGCACTAATGGACAAGTTGGTTTTGTAGCTACTGAGAGAGTTGACGGTAAGGTTATTCTTGCTGAAGGCATCAAGCTTCTTAAGATGAAAGCATAACGGAGGATGATTATCATGAGCGAATATAATATAAAAAACTATACCGAGCAGGGCGGAGAGGTAACCCATATCGGTGGAAAGTTAGTGTTTGAAGAGGGAAGTTCTGTGGAGGGACTTCCTTCTACTTTTACACCTGCAGAAAACCAAGCAGATAGTGAAGCATCTACCATTGCTGCATTAAAAGAGGACTTTAATGCATTGCTTACTAAACTTAAGACTGCTGGACTTATGGCAGCGGATAGTGAGGCAAATGGAGATGATGATACTCAAGATTAGAGGAGTATTGCTCAAGTAAAAGACAAGTGTTTCTTCAGTAAACGAGGAGTATTGTTCAGTAAGACGGAATTATACTTAAGTAATTAATTGATTAAGGTGGTGTTGGTATGGTTATTACTCTTGAGGAGATGAAAAACTATCTACGTGTTGATTTTGATGATGATAATGCTTTGATAGAAAATCTGCTTGTTGCAGCCAAGAAGCAGTGCATGGATATTCTTAGAACAGATGATGAGAGCGATTTAGATTCTTGTTTTAAT